AAGTAGTCGGGCTTGGTGTTCATCGCTCGTTTCCTTTTGTCTCTCTGTCTGAACACAGAATGCCGCATTTTAGCGTACGTGTCGAACACTAAAAACGCATACCAGCCATGCGAAAAGAACGTTTCAGACCTATCCGGTATGGGATAGTCTAAAGACTTTCATCACGGCGGGGTGTTTGTGATGTCTGATAGCAAACAGTGGATCATCCTTACTCTTGATCCCGCGACAACCAACGAAGCGGACCTTCGGCGCACGCTCGCGAACAAACTAAAAGCGCCATACGAAATTTACTGTTATACGCCACGCTACAGCAACGGCACACGCACCGTTGAAGTCGCTGTGTTGTCGAACGAAGATGATTTCACCGTTCGACAATCCTTTGACGTGATAGACAAGAAGTATTCGTGGTACTTCAACGGCACCTTTTCAATAAGGGTTCTTGAAGGTCGCAAGTAAAACAAGAAAGCCTAGGATCGTTTCCTAGGCTTTTCTTTTTGTTAGGTGATCTTCATTTCGCGAAGAAATTTTTTTACCGGACACCCGGCGTTTTCCGCTATCACAGCGGGTTCCGTCGCTAAGTGCTTCGGCGCTGGTACGCCCGCGCGCTTGTGTTCGTCAGTGCGCCAGTCTTCGCCAAGGAACAACAGCGCTTCAGCGCGGCGGCGCTTTGTCAAGCCGCTTAGTTCCGTCAGAACGCCATTGACGCGCGCTTTGTTCCACTTCGGGAATTCACCAGCAACGGAAGACGGCGCGGCGGACGCGTTCAGTAGCTTTAGAAGCGTGCTAGCCTTCAGCGAGCCAATCCCTAGATTATACACAAAGGAACACAGCGCGTCAAACTGAGATTGCTTCAGTTGAACTTTAACTTCCGCTTTAATCTGTGCTTCCACTTTGGAAAGTTCCTGTAGAAACCACTTCTCTGCGGTCGCCATGTCAATTGTCATACCGGGCTTGACCGGGAAACCACCTGTTGTGGCACTGCCGATACCGATTGTCCAAATACCGGCTGAGTCTTTGTAAGCGGTTAACTTGCAACCTTCGAAGAACTTGACCAGTTCAAAACAGTCGCTAGAGGCTTTTAAGGATTGGTTAGGCATGTCACTACTATGAAATTTCTAGGGGTTGTGGATATTTATTGATGGTTAACAAATAGAGCGAATTCCCCTTTGGAATCAATGTCAAGAGGCGTGAAGATTGTTAACGGTCGAAAACATCAACAATGTCAAAGGGTTACAAAAAGTTCCTTCACGATGTCATTTTTTCCTTGACAGGCTTTCGTTTCGTGAGTAGGATAGACCTTATGGTCTTTCAGAAACGCATTCGCATTTCTTCAATAAGAGTTACCTTCGGTAACTGTGTCTCTAAGATATTCTATGATTTCTCGCTTCGCGATTGCATCTAGATATCTTTAGATACCGCTTGACAAACGTTGATGATACCTTTTGCTGTGAAATAGGTCAAGTCTCTAAAACCACAATTACCTTTGCTGTTAACCTAGTGTAATGGTAACGGTAATTGCGTTTAGGATTCTATTCTTTGTTGGTCTGAATCCTTAATGGATAGTAAAACGATCATTAAGCCGCTTAATGGATGATATATGGTACATTAGGTGTTTTGGTCCTATATCCGTTAGGACATATTTCCGTTTTATGTCCGTACGGCAATAAAAAAACCCACTAGAAATTTCTAGTGGGTTTAGTTTTGTCTTGACTTTAAGCGTTAGAGTGAGAACACAATCTGTAGGCGTTCCTGTTGGGCTGCATCGCGATAGTTTGGAGTGCGGTTGTCAACAGTCAGAATGCGTCCGCTCAGTAGATCAACGCTAGAAGCCGCGTACACGTCACCAGACAGTGCAGCACCACCAACAGCGGCTTTCGGGTTGAGCAGAAGACCAACCTGACGGAAAGCAACGTTCACCGGAAGAACACCATTTTCCGAATAGCTGAATAGTTTTGAAACCATCACATAAGAGGCGCCTAGTTCATCCACAGCGCTTGCGCCATGACCACCAATGGGGCTACCACCAGAATAGCTAGCGGCGTTCTGTACGGTCGTCTGTAGCGAAGACACGGCACTACCTGACGGCACCGGCATGTATTCGTTCGTTAGGAAGTTGACCGCAAACGAAGGCGTGATGTCGTACATGAACTTCCAAGTATAGCCGTCAGCGGTGTTAAACTGTGACGTGGAAGTGCCAGTTGGTTTGATGGTTGACGCGCCCGCGCCAGCGGCAATGCACTTATAGACGTAGTAATCATCCGTTAGAACATAGAAGTTCTTGGAAAACAGAGCGTCGTCGGTGGTGCTGTATGCGGCGTAAGTGGTGCCAGAAACCCAATTGATTCGCGGAACTACTTGGCAAGTGTCAGCGAAAGACACAAGCTTAATGCCAATGATGCCGTTGCGCGTGACTAGTTCGTCCGCCACATAGTCAATCGGAGTTGGTGGATTGGCGTCGGTAGTCCAAGGCGTAGGGCGACCTTCGAACATGTATAGTTTTTCTGGCGTCGGTGTCGTTCGCCCAATAGACTGACGAAGATTGTTCGCGTTGGCAACGCGCATACTCTTAGTAACAATTGATGCTGGCATGGTGTGCTATTCTCTTGGGTAATATTTTGAGGTATTTATTTCACGCGAATGCGCGGGGACTTCTAAGAAGTCCCCGCTGTTGTTTAGTCGCCACTGAGTGTTTGAAGTACAGCGTTGCTTAGGCGCGTCGGGAAGTAAGTGAATGAACGGATGTGACCATTGATGCTAGCTGTGCCTCCAACCCAACCACCAAGACGGAAGTTGGTAATTTTTGGTGTACTGGCTGTGCTGTCTACGATGGTATTGTTTCCTTTTGTTGATAACCCATAATCGTTTTGCTTGTACGCAAACGCACCTTTGAACGGTCCCGCTAGCCAAGTTCCCTGACTTTGGTCTGTGTCGGTCGCGCCAGTAGTTGTATTGTAAACACGGAATGTCCCATTTACACGGGTGTTGAGAATTCGGTTATTTGATGTTCCATCGTCAAATGACACCACTACTTGTTCAACCGCCGCCGAATCCGTTCTGAGACTGTCCGTGCTTACCAAAACTGTACCTTCTGTGTGGTTCCATCCGTCAAACGGAACAACTTCTTTCACTGAAATGTTATCAACAACGTGCGTGATTGCGCCCGCTGAAGTGCTAAGTGAAATGTAAGTGCTTGCTCCGGTAGCGGTAAAGTTCAGCGAAACAGCACCGACTTGGTTGCTTGTGCCGTTCAGAAGAGTGTTGCCGCCCGGTGTGGTCCCGGCATAGACATACAGATGGTTGTTTGAGCCTGAGACGTAATCAAGTGTGATTTTGTAGGTCTTGCCCGAAACCGTGCTGATTTGTTGTGTGACACCCGCTCGTTCACTGGTGTTCACCGTGGTCAGCACAAGTTGACCCGCCACAACACCCGCCGTCGCACCACCAACACTGATATTTGTCCAGTTTTCAAGAAGATAATCGAACTTTCCGTTGGCAATCAGATTGTTACCGGCGAGTGCTTCTTTGGAGACTAGAACATCTGCGGCTCTTGTCGCGCTTGCCGTTGTCGTGGGAATATATGATGTTGGGAAAGACCCTTGTTCAAGTTGGGCACCCCAAATATCAACAATGGGACCGGCTGTGCTCGTATTGCTTGGAAAATCAATGAAAGTATGCGCCGCCGTTGCGGTGAACGTTACCGCGCACCTTACCCACTTACCAAGAACCCATTGTGGCGCCACGGGGAGTCCAACAGCGTCATTAACGTCCACATAGAAGAATTGTGGTCCGCTGATCCAACGCATCCAACAAGAGAACGTATAAGTCGTTCCGTTTGTTAGTGGCGTGGCGAAGGTCTGTCTGATTAGCGGCGCTACTGTTGCGTTCGCACCACTGAGATTTAGACGCACTGCGCTAGTGGAACCGTCTGGTGCGTCAATGCCGGTTGTACGAGTTGCGTTTGCGAAAATGTCAATCCACACACTGTTGTCAGCGTAGTTTCCGCTTGACTTTAATAGATTTGTTCTTGTCTCTTCAATGAGAAGACCAGCGGGAACCCAACATTCTTTATAGTTCGCGGCGGAAGTCGTTGGAATGTAAACACCGGCTGACGCGTGACGTTCTAGTTGAGCGCCATAAATGTAGAATTCTTGATTAGCGGTAAACGAGGTGCCACCGCCGCTGCCGCCAATATGCAGACCATGACCGGAGGTATCTAGTGGAGTAAAAGTAACGACAATGCGTTGCCATTCCGTAGTAAGTGTGACAGACGTTGTGCTAATTACAGCAAAAGGAGACTGTCGTTGTGTTCGCACGCTTACCGTTACAGGGTCTTTGACCGCACGGGCAAAAAACGAGAAAGTAATAGGCTCAATTTTTGTTGGTTGATACCCTCTGAACATATATGCGCCACCACTAGCAGAAGCAACTAGTCTTGTTGCACGGCTAGTGTAGTCTGGTGAAACGATAGAGTCTGTTGCAACAGTGAGGTTTGTTTTCGACCAAACTCCGTTCGCGAAATCATTGCTGTAGGTGAAAAGGTTCTCCGTAAACTGTACTTGGTTTGTCACGGCGGAAGAAGTGGTTGACACATAAGGACCGGGAACGCTTGCTTGTTCTAGTTGGGCACCCCACGCAACTACTGTTCCTGTGTCCGCCGCATTTTGACCAGCGACATTGATACGACACGTCAGAGACGTATTGCCTGTGCCGTTGTTTGGGAACGCAAGCCATAGGCGCACGTAATCGCCACACTGAATAGCGCCGCCAGTCGCGTTCGTCCCGGTCACAACAACAGCGCCGGTTGCCCAAGTAAGTTCCGCATTAGCAGAAATCAGCGTACCGTTAAAGTAAGTCAAGTGAATATTAGTCTTCGCCGCCGTGCCTCGTTTGAAGAACACGGAAAAGACTCGCGTCAGCGTGTCGTTGGCAACAGACGCGATTTGTTGACGAATTAGCGGGTTGGTGTCGGAATCAGTTAGAGTGTCCGCTGTTTTATTGCCGTCTGGTGCGTAGTCTGTGTTTGAGGTCACAACGGCGGCATTGCTACCCGGAGTCCAATTCGCGTGTTCAAACTGTTCGCTGTACGTTAGCAGATTGTTAACGATTACAGGTTTGTACTCAAATCGCGGACCATAGTAAGCTGCCGAAGTCGTCGGGTTGTACGCGCCAACGGTTGATCCGATTTCGAGTTGATATCCAAACACGTCAACATATTGACCAGAAACGTTCGCGCTGCCTTGGCTGTGAACGTACACGCGCGAAACGCTCGCGTTGTTTGTCCCGTTGTTCCGTAGAGTAACCCAACAACGATACCACCCACCACCAACGTCTGTGTAGTTGCCAGAAGCAACCGCTCCGCTGGTGTTCGCGACAACATAAGACGCAATTGAACCGTCTGCCGCCCAAGTAACTGTTCCTGTTACTTGAAGGAAAGACCCACCAGAATAATAGAAATTTAGCGTGTTTACGGCGCTTGTGCCTTTTTTCAGGTAGACGGAGAACGTGCGAGTTGTGTTGTCCGCCAGCACCGGTAGAGACTTGTCAGCAAATACTTGGTTGGCGCCGCCGGTAAGCGTGCTGGTGAGTCGAACAGCGTTGTTTGTTCCGTCTGGTGCAGAAACAGAAGACGTGGTGATGTTGTCTGTGTAGCTGAATGGAAGACCAGCACTGTACGTCAGAAGATTGTGTGGCGCGTACTTCAGAACACCGTCGCTCCCAAAGTAAGTAGCGTGTGACGTGCGGCTGAAGGACATGCGCGGATCAATGACAGGATTATTGATAAAGTCAAAGTGCAGCGCGGGTTCACCGGCAGCGGTCCCCGTCACTACGTCATTGGTCCCGGCAAGCTTCACGCGAACGTCATTGTTGTAAACGTTCACACCAGAAGCGATTTCGTTTAGAGTGTCGTCTTGATACGGCTGAATGTTCTTGCCAGCAAGATATTCGAATTCTAGAGCGTCGAACGTACCAGTAAACGGAGACTGTCCGTTCATCTGAGAGACAACTTGGGTCTTCGTCGCGTCACCGGCTGAGTTGTTCGCGTCCGTGTGATAGACAACCGACTTAGTTTGCTTCGCGATGGAAGACGAATTGTCAAGAAGAGAATGAACGTGCAGCGTCAGCGTTTCGACCGCGCCACCAGCAACAACCGAAAAGTTCTGAGGTAGGTTGATGGTGTACTGAGTTGACGGTTTCGTGATTTCCAGAACATCGGTGTCGGTATGATCCATCTGTGACTGATAGATACCGAATAGTTCTAGTCCTGCCGGGTGGACGATGTTCTTGATTGCTTCTTTCCAGCGCGGAATTTCGAGCGAAGAAGACAGAACATAAGAGAAGTCTTGGTAATAGTAGCCGTCATGAATCTTCTGATCGGAACTCAGAAGTGATTCCGTGCCAACCCAACGCCCCGGATACTTGGCAAGCGTGGTTTCGGTTAGATGAATGACCGCGTTTGCGTCACCACCTTGTGACGTGTCAACAGAAAGATTGCCGGTGTTGATAGGGAACGTGTCTAGGCGCGCTTTGGTGATTGCACCACCGCCACCGACGATGATAATTTCACCACCTTCGCCGTTCTCAGAAAGGAACTTGTAAGACGGACGGTTGTATAGCTTGTTGCCGCGCGAAGTCAGCGACACCGTTTCGATGGTGCCATAGTCGTTGATTAGCGTGACTTCGCCTTTCGCGCCACTGCCGTTTGAGCCTAGCGCGTCGTCAATGATGATCGTGTCGGGTGTACCAAGATCGCGGGTTAGCCAACTGTCTTCTTTGTGTCGGGAAATCGGGAGCGCTGAATAGTTCGAAATCGGAACAGCCTGTAGCGACTCGCCGTCAACCGCTTCGCCAATCCGTAGGTTTTCCCAATCATAGATAATCTGTCGGCGTCCATTGTAACCTTCACCACCGGACAGTAGCGCGATGCTGCTAATCTGAGACGTGCTGATCGCCAGTACGCGACCGTTGCCTAGACGGTTTCCTTGATTGTCAACAACAAAAAGCGTGTCGTTCTTCTTGTAGCCTGAACCACCGTCAACGATTTCGAAGCCACCGACAAGCGTCAACAGCTTTTCAGTGAAAATGACTTTTTCTGTGCCGTTTTCTAGAACGGAAATGTCTTCACCGGTTGCGAACTCGCCTTCAAGACCAGACAGGAAGAATTCGACATAATTGATATTGCCTTGTGAAGACTGGAACGCGTTTTCAACAACTGCCGTAGCGCCCGAAGTCACACCAACCAGCTTACAGCTAGTCAGAGCGTCAAGGTTGATCGTCGTACCGCTGAAGCTAGTCTTGATCGCGATGTCTTCTTGCCACTTGCCGTCAGACGCACGAATAACGTTCAGCTTTGGATAAGAAACAGATACGTCTTCGTTGAAGAGAATGCGGAACAGGAACTTGTAAGACTTCTCAGTGCCCTTGGCGCGATAGAAGTCGCGAATGTGCTTCGCGAGAAGACGCTTGTCCGCTAGTACGGTCGTCGGGATCGTTACTAGGAATTCGTTGCGGAAATATTCAATGTATTCGTCAACGGTGGTATCAACAGAGCGATAGTCTGTGAGATTGAAAGTCTTGTCGTTGATACCGCCGCGTTGTTCCATCCACTCGTAGTAAGCTTCGAAGAAAGCCACAAAGTTTGGGCTTTCCTCCGCTACGAAGTCTGGAATGTTGCGCTTGACTAGTGGTGCGACCGCAAGTGCCATGTTTAAATGATCCTGTTAGAATTTTCCGCTACGGTGCGAGTGGTAATATCAGCCGTATTCAGCGTAATAATTTGCTGTCGCTTATTTACGTTGATGTTATAGTCCACGGCGGAAACCGCTACAAGATTCAGGGATTTTGCTGGCGTTACTGTGATCTTCAGCATAGAGTCAGAAGTTGACGTAATGCGCAGACCAGAGAAAAGCATTTCACCGGTTACATAGTTTACTGTGCCTTGGTTGCGCTTCAGATAGACCTTGACGCCATGTGAATTGAGGCGGTACACAACTAGGTTGCCGGTGGTGTAGGGTGCAGCACCATTCGGTTCGTCCCCGATATAGTACGTGATGTCGTCAATCACGAGCGCGTTGCTTTTGACGCTGAACGGCTCAATCGCATTTGACATAGAGAATTCGTAATTCACCACGGCATCCGGTGAAATTTTTCTCTCTTGACGAATCTTTAGAACTGTGTTGCTGCTTAGTACGCTTGGGTCACAGTTGTCAATGGCGCTGCCCAGCTTAGAGAACTGAAGCTTGCGACCGAACAGGTTTAGGTTCTTATCAAAGAAGTCAATAATCGCCGTGCGCGCTTTGGTGTTGATTTGGCTCGCGCTCAGAGACGTTTGCTTGTTGTCGAAAGTAACGGACGTGTCCACTTCCACGAAAATGTATTCAGGGTCTACGATTTCAGGACGGATAGATACGATGTTGTAAGAACTAATGATATCGCGTTTGATACGTTCTTTTGTGACGTTGCTCAGATAGACGTTTTCTTTTGGTTTGATAGCAATAAACACTTTGCCGTAGTAAGGCGTTGGAAGATTGTCTTCGCCACCCCACACCGCAACATCGTCTAGGTCTTTGTAGGTGCGCTTAATTAGCGTCACGTAGTCGTTGACGGTCGCCGCACGCGACTGTGCTTGATATTCAAGCGGTGCCAGAAGTCGAATACTTTCAATGCTTTCTTTAACGTCGCCACCGGCAGCAACGGAGTTGACCGTCACCGTGACAGCCGATGCACCACCGACCGTTGACGCACGCGAGAAGGACGCGGCTAGGTTTGCATCGGGACCGGCAGTGATGAACGCTTGTGCAGTAATGACATTGCCCACGGAAAGGGCTTTGCCGATGATGCCGTCACCAAACACAATATCCCAATTGCCGTCAGTGTTTTCTTCGAAGAAATACACTTCCGATGTGTTGTCAAGAAGCGTGACATCGTGCGCGCGGGTGAAAATCTTTTCTGAGGTAGAGGCTAGCGTGTCTTTCACAGAAACGGTTAGGAACCGACCATCAATGTTTTGCACAGGAAGGGTGTAGTTCCGAACGCTGGCGTCCGTCACCTGAAACACATAATCAACAAAGCTGCCTTGATAAACGTCAATCTGTTGAGTGTATTTGCCGTTGTCGTCGGGGTAAACGGTGTAGGGTTGAATCGTAGAGAAGAAATAAGACTTACCGTCAACAAGCGTCGTGAATTTCGTGCCTTTGTCAATAGTCACAGCGGGAAGCGGTGCGGTAAGGTCCGGTCGCGTGAAGCTAACCGTCAGCGTGGCGGAAGGCGCGGAGTAAGTACCGGGCGTGTAACCAAGTTCACGGGCGCGAAGCACAACGTTGGAACGAAGTTGCGCGGTCTTCAGGAAGGTTTCCGCAAAGGTCATGTTCTGAGTAAACGCCGTCTTCTCAGCGTTGTACGCCAGAAGCGCGACAATCATTGACAGCGCCGAACCTTCGAAGTTGTAGCCGTCAAACCCCGGATACGCTTTCAGAAACTCTTTCAGGTCTTCTTTGATTAGATCATAGTCTTGGATTTGCAGACCGCTTAGATTGGAAGCCATGTTACCCGCGTACCCTCTTTATCGAATTTTCTTTAGTGAAATGCTAACCGAAGCAAATGGACCGTTGACAATCGCATAAGACACTGTTACGTCAAGAACTTGTTCGTTGTCTGAAAACACAACGTCAATGCTTTCCGCTAGCACGCGCGTTTCGTGTTTGGCGATTAGTTCCCGCAAACGGTCTTGTAGCACACCAGCACTGAAGCTGTTGTAGTTCTCAAACAGACTTCGATACACCGTAGACCCAAAGTCTTCTTCGTACGGTCGAACACCAAGGTTGGACAGTACAAGCGTGCGAACCGACTGCTTAATAGCGTCGTCACCTGTCTTCACGCGTAAGTCACCGGTCGCTGGATTTGGAAGAAAAGAAAGGTCCAAGTCCCGGTGTGTGCGTGTTCCCGCTGTGTCTTTGATGTAATTTGCCATGATACTAGTTAGCCTTGATTAGTTCAAATCAATACGTGCAGCGGTTACTTTATAGTTGCCAGAAACCTTAATCGTGTAGTTGCCTTGCACGTATTCGTCTAGGTTTCCTTTGACTTCTAGCTTGGCGTTGCCTCGCACTTCCATGTTGGCGTCTTTGTTGACCATGATGTCAGCGTTACCGCCGATTTGAAACTTTGCGCTCCCGGTCACAACAGCGTCTAGGTTCTTTCCGACTGAAATGTTGGCATTGCCATTAACAATTATGTTGGCGTTGCCTTCCACCATAACGTTTTTGTCCTTGACAACGATAGTGAAACCGTCACCAACGATTTTGTTGACCTTCGTCCCGTCCGGGTGTGTCTCAGTAAACGAACCGGAGCGATGGTATTCGTGAATGCGTTCCGCACCCGGTGTGTCGTCCACCTCGCGCATGTGACCACTTTCGGAAGTAATCACGTTGTTGTAAGGGTATTGTGCCTTGAACGGCGTCACCGGTTCTTTTAAGTGTTTTAATACTTCTGGATAGACAATGTGCAGCGCCATTTCAGCCGCTTCCGTGTCTGGTAGAAGCTTCTGGAATGTGTTGTCAATCTTCGATTGGATTACGCCTTCAATGGCGCCAAGCGCCGCTAGCGGGATGTCGGTTGCCGCACGCGTGAAGGTGTTTTCAATCTGTGTGATTTTCCGCTCAACAATTGTTTTGGCAATGTCAAGGATTACGTCAGCAACGTCTTCGCTACCCGTGATGGTACGGTCGCCAAGTTGCTTCAGATAGTCAATTGCTTCTGGTGCGGACGGTGCTTGTGCAATCTGTTCTAGGGACCGAAGATCGCGGAAACCCGCTTTCGTCACCGCGCTAGTGATGGTGCCTGTGAGGTTCTGTTTAAGTTCTACCATCGTCTTATACCGGAGTTGCCTTGACGTTTTTGCCGGGAATAACGGCAAGCATTATGGGGATTTGCGCTGATAGACCGTCAGCAAAGAAGCCAAGAATGGTTGAACCTTCCACCGGACCAACAGGCGCCGTTTGTGGTGGCGTGTTGAGCGGAAGAGTAGGGTAAGCCCACGGAAGCGCTTCAGTCGGAATGTCTTCTAGGTTCTCTGTGTGGAACCCAATAATCCGCACGCGAGCGCGCCCTAGTTTTTCTGGATCATTTCTGTCTTCAACGATGCCAACCCAAAAACCGGCATTCCTGTTAAGAAAAAGTTCATTAATTTGCATGTGTGATTACGCCAGCGATGTTGGCAACGAATCCCGACCAAGTTCTAAGATGGTGTGGATTTCGTCGTTGATGTATACGTGCTTTAAGCTACTGATAAGATATTTACCGGAATAGATTCGGTTTTTCTCTGTGCCTTCCGTCCCGGTCGGTGTCTGTAGGTCAAGGTTTGCCACGTCTCCAACGCGAAGCGCTAAGTTGCCGCCGATTTGTACCGCAATGCGGAAAGCGTTGATCGCCGTCAGTTGGCTCATGCGCTGCAACAGGAACTTATCAGGTTTGAACCCGTCTTCCGGCATGTTGTCGAAAACTTTGTTTGACAGTTCGAATTTTCTGTGAGTCGCAGTTGTCATTGTTGGGAGTTGTGACGAAGACCGAATGTAAGGGCTTGACTCCAACGATTTTACGGCGTTGAAATCATTTCGGTAGTCGTATTCATAGACCTTAATCTCTTTGGTTGCAACGTCATGAGTCACCAACCTTCCGGCATACAGACCGTTCGTGATGTTGGTGATTACGTTATTGTGCTTGACAATTGAGAATTCGCGTGCGTTGTTCTGCCGAACCGTGCGCGAGTTAAGACCTTCTTTGATTGTGGTGATTTCGACTTTCGGCGGTTTTGCAAGCAAAGTTTCAAGCGAAGCGAAATTATATCCGCTTGCATTTTCGAAAAACAGGAAGTTCGCCGCGTTGTGGTTGGCTTCCGTCACCGCTCTACCAGCGAGCCAGTTGATAGCCTCAAACGGCGACCAATACGGAACAATCACATATTCGTCATAAAAAGACGCTTCAATGTTCAACGGTCCAGAGTAATTCAGCCCGTATGGATACGGCTCAGTCATAAGAAGACGGACAATCTCCGACGCCTTCTTGCTTTGGTAAGCCTTGCTCACGCGCGTTGCCGCGTTGGCGATTAGTTCCGGTGAACAGACGTGAAGCGTATACTGGTAGGTGTTTTGTTTGATAGAACTCACGTCTGAAATCTTAAAGATTTTCAGCGTCTTCCTGATTGTTCCCGTCATGTTGCTCATAGACAGCACAACGGTTTCTTCACCGAACAGTGGCTTTGTGAAGAGAATGCCGCGCGTGTCTACAACAGTAATCGCGGCGGTAACGAAGTTGCTAAAAATGTCTTCGAAGTAGCGGACATCAATTGCCATGTCTGACATGTCTAGCCCGTCAACAACAACTTGACAGGACGAATTAGATTGGTCAGCCATACATTACACCGTTGGGTTTGTTGTTTTGAAATATTCTTTTAGAGCAACGTCTAGACGGTTCACAGCATTCGGCATAAGCACTTTGATCTTGCGCTTCGCTTCGTTGACGTTGGTTTCGTGCTGAAGGTTGCTGACGCTCACTTTGTTCGCAAAGTTCTGTGTCACCCACGTCCCGTCTTCAATTTCCGCGTCACCCGCCGCTTCATAGTGATGAATGGCATATTCTTTGCCGACGCCATACTTGCGCTGCACGTACGCGTACAGTTCTTGGTCGGACAGCACCCAATCATAGTAGGGATTGCGAATGTTGTTGGCGAGAAGAAGAACCCAAGCATAACGCGAACTACCGTAGAAGCGCGCCGCCAGAATTTCCGGGGTTTCGCCTTCTTGCACAATGTAGTGTTCGTAAAACGCCGCGTTCTGTAACAGTTCTTCGCTGATCGTGAAGCGCTTAAACAGGTCAGTTACTAGAATGCCGTTGTAGCGGATCATTGGGAAATGTGAATAGAAATTCATTACTCGTACATCCCTGACGATTTGATGATGTCGCCTTCGCGGACAATAACGTCTAGTTCTTTCACAGACATGTCAAAGTTTACGCTGACGGGCGCTCCGGTGCGGAACAGTTGGAGCGCGCGGTCTGGTGTGTAGTTTACTTTGATGTTGTCAATGACGCATTCGTTGATCTTTGGAAACTTGTCGGTATCTACGTTGTGGAACGAAATACGGATAGGGTCTGGAAAGGTGAACATAGATTTGCCCATCGCGAGACTTGGAAGGGACTGCACTTTTAGCATGTGAATAATTTTGTAAATGGCGTTAAGTTCAGCTTCATTCTTTGGAATGAATTTCCAGCTAAACGAGAACGTTCGAAGGTTCATGCCGTCAAACAGAAGGGTGCGCTTTTGGTTTGGCGTCTTGCGCGAGGCAAAGCTTGCAAGGTCGGTTGCGGAATCGGTAATGCCAATTTTGCTGGTGATATTGTCCACTTGCTTTGCTAGTGCCTTGCCACCAAGAATAGTTGCGACACCGCCCGCCGTCGCAAGCGAACCGTCAAGGTTTCCCGCTGCAATGTTTGACGACATTTCCTGAAGGTTGCCAGCAATCATTAGGTCTTTTTCAGTCCAAACCGGATCAACGGAATCCTGTAGTTCAGGAATATACAGACCGATGGACGGTCCACTTGTTGAGAAGCTAACTTTACCAAAAGTGTTCGCGATGGTGTTGATTGCGGTTGCCACGAATTCACCCGCCGCCTTGCCAGCTTCGAACGCGTTGCCCGACGCAAGCACGTTGCTCGCGCCAGTAGCGGCAGCACCAATGCCTTTACTTAGTGACAGTCCCTCAAACGATGCTGTAGTATCTGTTTTGAGACACTGAATCTTCATGTGCGGAAAGGTTCTGTCGGAACCAATGTTTGACGGGAAGAACGCCGCTGTTGCGTTTGGCGTTAAGTTTGGTAAACGTGAAATTGCCGGTCCTGACATACCTAAATATCCTTTATCGCGCACTAGACCTAGATATCGCCAAGCTATTTAGGTGGTTTGCGCCCAAAAATAGAGTTTTCGTGTACTTATGGCAGGGTATAAAGGCAAGTTTACGCCAAGAAATCCGCAAAAATACCGTGGTGATCCGTCGAACATCGTCTATCGAAGTCTGTTGGAACGGTGCTACATGGTGTTCTTTGACGACACGCCCGCTATCTTGTGGTGGCAGTCGGAAGAAGTGATTGTTCCTTACTACTCGCCAGTAGACGAAAAGATGCATCGTTACTTTCCTGATTTCATCATCTGCCTAAAGAACAAGCACGGTGAAATCAGGAAAATCATGATTGAGATTAAACCTGAATCTGATCTAAGAGAACCGACGAAGCGCCAGTGGAAGAAGCTGAAGACGTGGACAGTCAATCAAGCCAAGTGGGCAGCGGCTAGAGAGTGGTGCAAACAAAACGATATGGAGTTTGAAGTAATGACCGAACGCCATATCTCAAACACTTACGCCAAAGCGCTTCCGTCCAATCGTAAGAAAGCAAAGACACCGCGCAAACCAAGAACTAAGAAGGTAGTGGCTTAATCGTGGCAGACAAACAACCGAAGAAAACGCTTCTGCAACGGTACGAAGAAGAAGCTATCAAGAACAACCTTCCGCTTCTCAGTAGGGAATCAATTGATTGGTTCCTGAAAAAAGGTCAGAACATGAAGAAGGGCACAGCGGAAGGCATTCGCAGCAATCTTCTTGGTGGTGACGCGCTTGGTCAAATGCCGAAGCGCTATCCCGGTCACATGTTCCTTTATCACTATGACGCCAAGTGGGACGAAGAACTTCCGTATTGGGACGAATTCCCTCTGATTATTCACCTTGGTCCGTGGGCAGACAAAGCCGGTCACACGAAAGGTTGGGCGGGGATCAACCTTCACTATCTGCCGCCCGTCATGCGCGCAAAGTTGTTTGATGCTCTTGTCGCGGTGTTCGCTGACAAAGCGCTAACAGACGACACGAAGTTTAAGCTGTCGTACAACATTCTGAGAAAAGCGGCTAAGTATCGGTACTTTAAACCATGCTATAAGCACTATCTGTTTACTCAGCTTCGTTCTAAGATGATCTTTATTCCTTCGTACGAATGGGAAAAGGTCGTGTTTCTTCCGCTGCAACGATTCAAAAAAGCCGATACAACAACAGTGTGGGCAGACTCGAAAAGGATTATTGGGAAATGAACGTAGAACAGATGGTAGCCGCCGCCTCGCGGCTTTCCCGCAAAGCACGTTACACGGTGGATATTTCTACGCCGATCAACTCGGTAAAGGACCAACGCCACCAATCTATTATGCTCAACTGTCATACTGCCAGTTTCCCCGGCACAACGTTAGGCGTCAACGAACAGACTTACTTTGGTCTAGCGTTCACCTATCCTGTTGATTGGAAATACACCGCTCTTGATCTAGATTTCTATTTGGATGTTGACTTTTCGGAAAAGAAGTATTTCGAGTCTTGGCTTGCTTCCATCTACAACATCAACACCGGTCGGTACGGCTTCAAGGATGATTATGTTCGTGACGTAACAATCACAAGCCTTGACGTGCAGAACAAACCGCGCTATCGTGTGAGATTGACTGAAGCATATCCGGTAAATATCGGACAGGTATCCGTTGGCTATGATGCCAAGAATGCGTTTGCGACACTCAGCGCAACCATTCAGTTTACCAGAATGTACCAAGAAGAACAACAAACATTTACGACACCAAGGACAACAAGGCGTGACCAATAGTTCACTTCCTACCTTTAACGCTCCCGTTCACTATCTCAATCTTCCTTCAACAAAGAAGCAAGTGGCGTATCGCCCCTTCCGCGTGAAGGAAGAAAAGTTATTTCTGCTATCCACTCAAGCGGCTGAAAAAGAAGACCAGTACAAGCTTATCGAAACCCTGATTGACGCTTGCACGTTTGGCAAGCTGAACATGGCTTCGCTCACGTCATTTGACATTGAATACCTTTTCACTCGCATCTATGCAAAGTCCAAAGGTGAAGTTCTTAATCTTACTTTCCACTGCACCAACGTACAGGAAGACGGCACACCGTGCGGGCGCACGTCAAACTGTTATCTGAACATTCCAGACACCGAAGTTGATTTCCCTGAAGGGTTTTCGTCAAAGATTATGCTTGACGAAACGCAAAACATTGGTGTTGTGATGAAGCCGGTTGGGTTCGAAGCAATCCGTAGGGTGCTGGTGGACTCGAAAGAAATCAAGGCGTCAAACACACTCACCGAAGAAGAAAAGCTTGACAAAGCGTTTGCAATCATTGCTGAAAACATTGAATGCATCTTCCAAGGCGAAACGGTCTATGAAGCCAAAGACCACACCACCGAAGAAATCGTTGCGTTCATTTCGCAAATGACCGGTGAACAGTTCGACAAGCTTGACAACTATTTCGCCACGTATCCGAAGCTAAAAGGCAAAGTGGATTACGTGTGCGCGTGCGGTAGGAACAAAGAATCCTACAAGGTTGAAGGTCTGCTAAATTTTTTAGCTTAATGTTCGAACCGGAGTCTTATCTTCTAAAGTATTATCAAGACAATTTCCTTTTGAAACAAGTCCATAACTACCCATTGGTAGAATTGGAAGATATGTTTCCGTTTGAACGAGAAATCTATATCTCACAGTTGACGGACTATATTCAAAAGAAGAAGGCGCAGTAATGGCAACCCCACCGAAGAAACCACGAACACTTAAAATCGTCAAAGGAAACGAAGTTTCTGAAGTGGAAATGACTACACCGTCGCCGCTCGCTGGCACCGCGAAGAAGCCCCGGAAGACCACCAAGACACCGAAGGCTTCCACGCGCGACCTTGAAATTGTTTATGGTGACGGCAAGGTGTCCCGCCTACCTATGCTGACGCCTTCGCCGCTTGGCAGAAAATCGCGACCAAAAGCAACACCGGTAAGTCAAGAAGAACTTGTGGAGAAGCCGGAAAAATCTTCTCCACAGAAAAAGGTCAAGACAGAAGTCGGTGAAAATGGTATGGTGCGCCGCGAACGGCGTGCCGCTCCGCGTCCCGAACCAACCCCACAACCAGCCGCCAAGCCCGCTGCATCATCAACGCCGCGCACGGTTGTTGAAAAGCTTTCGGTTGTGTTGGGTCCAAACCTAGAACGCATTCAGAAGAACACCCGCGAAACTTCAGCGCTCATGTACGGCGTGCAGAAAAGCACGAAGGACATGTCGCGAGCGCTTGACACTGTTGTTGAAAATCAGCGCGACCTACTAAAATCCAATGCAGAACTTACAAAGACTGTCAAGGAAAATCTAGGTGGTGGAAGCGGCGGCATCGCTGATTTCGTCGCGTCCGCTGTCATGGGCGGTCTTGCTAAACATGCTGGCACTGCGGCGGTTGCCGCTGGTGCCGCTGGCGCGGCTGGTCTAGCTGGCAAAGCGCTCAGTGGTGGATCGAACGTCCCAAACGCTCCCGCCCCACAACAGCCCGCACCGAATAACAGTAAACCAAACACACCGGCACCAAAACCAAACACCCCACCGACGCCACCAAAACCAGTTGCGCCACCGCCAAAACCTGTTCCCGGTCAAGCTGGAAAAGCCGCCGCGAATGTTGGTAAAGCTGCCGCTGGTAAAGCCGTCGCGAAGACAGTCACGAAGGTCGCGGGCACCGCTATTGGTTCTGTGATCGCTGGTATCTTTGGCACACCCGCTGCTGGTGCTGCCGCTGCTATTGCTCTGCCTATTGCCATTGAAGCTGGATTTGATTATCTTTTCAGTGACGACGAAGCCGCAAAGAATGCGGAAAAAGCGGCTGAGAAACAGACACCACCATCACCACCAAGTGCGCCAACCTCACCGGCAAAGTTAAGCCCCGAAGAGGAAGAAAAGCGTCGGAAAGCTGCCGAAGAAAAAGCATTTAATGACCGGTTGTGGGAACAAGAAATCAAGAAAACCCGCGATTCGATCTATGGTAAAGGCGACCAACCGGGCAAACCTAACGGTCCTGTTCCGGGTGCGTCCACTCCGGTAAGCCCGCTTGGTGGTATCGAACACATTCTTGGTGGTGGGTCTGGTAAAGACGCGCTCGCGGGCGGTGCTGGCAACGACACCCTGCTTGGTGGTGGTGAAATCACGCGCGCACAGAAGCTTGACCAAATGCGCGAAGATCGCGTTGCAGAACTTGAACAGCTTGTCAAGCTAAAAGACGAAGAAACCAACAGACAGTTCCAAGCCCTTAACGGTGAATCGTCGTCTGAAGACAGCCGCGCCGCGATGGAAAGTCAAGCCGCGCTAGAGGCTCTGAAAGAAGAACTACAAGCCGCCAAGAACGCCAAGAACAATCTGTTTGAGAGTCCGAAAGAATCCGAAGAACTCAATCGCATCTTTGGTAAGCCGCTTCTCACCCAAACGGAAGTTATTACCAAAGGTATGCTTGACAACAGCGGCAAACCGTATCTTGAAAGAATCACTGACGCAATCGAAGGTCTGTTTGCGTTCGCTGTTGGTGGCACTCCGGGTTCCACGGGCGCGGGTGCTGGCGGTGGCGGTGGCGGTGGTGGCGCGGCGCCCGGTCTACCGGGTGGTGGGTTTGGTAAGCCCGGTGCTGGTGGTTCTGTTCCGAACGTCGCTCCCGCCGCGAAGGGTCTAGGCTCACTCAGCGCACAGTATGAATCAAGCAAAGCCGGTTCTTCAGCAATCGGTAATGATTCAACGGGCGGTTTCTCGTACGGAAAATATCAGTTTAGCACAAAACGCGGGTCTATGGCAAACTTCATGGA